CTGCCTGATTCTCCGCGAGCTCTAATAAGTCTTATGTCGTCTCGAATACTTGTTAAGGCAACAATAATACGGTTTAATTCTGCTGTATAGTCGGTATGGTTAAAATCTGCCATTATACTAGTGTCCCCTGCATTAAATCTTTCATGTACTGAGGAGCATTTGCATAGTTAGTGCTGGTTCCAGTACTATCACCTCCGCCCCAAGTTCGAGATGCAAGTATTCCAGAAATTTGTCCTGCTTTTTGTCCGTTCCAAGCAATGTCTACATGTATCACATTGTCGCTCATGTATCCATTTCCTTGTCCAATAGCCGTTGCTCCTCGGTCTCTGCACTCTCTCATAAAGGTCATCATAATTCCTAAATCGTTAGGATTACGAGATGAAAGTTGTCTTCCATTGAAGTCTGGAACAAACAAAGCAATGTCAGCACCATAACCTCTATCATGCCTGTTCGAACCTGTTCGATTTACTCCATCAACTCCACCTTCTGAAGTCGGAACTTGGCCGCCGCTAGTAATAAGTCCGTCAACTCCTGCCGCGGTACATGCTGCATCTAATATATCCATAAGTTCTTGCTGGATAGGCAAGTTGCGTTTGCCGCCTTGGTTTCCATAACGAACATTACCTGTTGCTTCGCCTTGTGCTTCTACAATGGCTGCTAGTTCTGCCTCTGATATTGGAACTTGTTGATTTGTACTCGGATTAGTTATTGTTGGCTGTCCGGCATAGCCAGGAGGTCGTGCCATTGCGGCGCCTCCGCCAACCGGTGGTGTTCCAGAGCCTGCGTTTTGTATAGCAGACATATTTAAAGGAGTAGTATTTGCAAAGTTTGAAGGTGCACCAATTGCATTCTGCAAAGATGAAATCATATCAGTGACTTCGAGATTTAGAACACTCATTGCTTGATGCATAATATTATTAGGATTTGGTGCTATTGCATCTGCTTCTCTAAAATACAGTCCTGCACCTTCAGTATCTAAACGTGTTGTAATAACGTTTAGATCTGTAGCAATGTCTTCAAATAAATTTGCAATTTCGTCAAAACAAAAAAGGTAACCGTCGTCATAGTGTACATGAGTATCTGCTACGAGATCTTCTGCGGCACTTTCTTGTAACGATGTACTAGGTATTTCGTTAGGGGATGAATTTGCAGCCATCTAAACTCCTTTGTTAGATAGCAAGTCCTGTTGTGCTTTGAGTGTACTGACTTGCCATTTGTTTTTCAGTTTTCGCAATCATTAGGATTACACTCTTATTTAGTACCACATCAGTATCGACATTTAAGGTAAAGGCAAACGGGCCTAATCCAATTCCCTGTTGTGTTGCCATAATGCACATCGGTTTATGTACCTTAACTGTTGTGTCTGTTTCTTCAACAAGACGTGCAACAATTTCGTCGGTAAGTGTTTTGATGGTGACAGTATCACCGTTTTTGTATGGTGTTTCTACTAACATAAATTATACCTAACTAAGTGAATGTCCGGTTCCGTTATAAGCAGTATCTTCAAGATATTGGCCTAGTTTATCATAGCCTCCAATCTTGACTCCATTTACTACAATTTGTGGAAATGTACGTGCTTCGGGAAACTCTGCTAAAACATCTTCACGTTCAAAGTCGACGCCGAGTTGTTTGTATTCGTATGCTATTCCTTGAGAGTCTAGCATTCTTTTGGCTTGTTCACAGTGAGGACACTGTGGCTTTCCCCAAATATAAATCATAGTGAAAATCCTTTCAATGAATCTTTGCTAACATCTTGTTTGATGCCGCCGATAATATAGGATTCAACTTCTGTTTCTTGTGGTGCAACTTGCAAGCCCGAGCTTGAAAGCCAATGTTGTGTCCAAGGAAGTGGGTTAGTGTTAACTGGTTGATCAAAAATAGCATTGTAGCCTAGTGCTTTTAGTCTACGGTTAGCAATATATTCCACATACTGATGTAGAAGTTGTGCATTGAGTCCAATCATTGAACCATCTTTGAACAAGTATTCTGCCCATGCTTTTTCTTCAGCAACACAATCACGCCATAGATTGTAAACATCTTCTTCGCACTCTTTTGCAATCTTAGCCATTTCTGGATCGTCTTTGCCTTGAGCCCAAAGTTTAAGAACGTGTGTTGACAGCGCCAAATGCTGTGCTTCATCCCTAGCGATAAGTGAAATAATCTTAGCACTACCTTCCATTAGTTTTAGTTCACCAAAACCAAAGGTGCAAGCAAATGACACATAGAAACGCAACCCTTCAAGAATGTTTACAGTCATCATTGCAAGATACAATTTCTTTTTAACTTCTTTCATTGAACCTTCACCGCGATGGATAAACGCATCTGCTGCTTCGTTAAATGCATCGTAATGCTTTGTTACACTAACAGCACGTTCAATAATCTTTTCATCATCAAGAATAGTATCAAAGACTTCACTTGGATCTGGATACACATTTTTCATAATATGTGTATACGAACGTGAGTGGATAGTTTCGAAGAAATCCCAAGTAACAATACAACCTTCAAGTTCTGGCAAAGAGCAATGTGGTAAGAAAGCCAAACAAGGTCCACGACCTTGTACACTATCTAGTAGTGTTTGGTATTTTAGGTTAGCAGTAAAAATATGTTTCTGTTCAGGACGGAAGTTAGCATAGTCTGCTCTATCCTTTTGTAAACTCACTTCTTCTGGACGCCAGAAATATCCTAACATTGTTTGATTGAGTTTATCAAACACAGGAAACTTGAACGTGTCATAACGTTGTGTGTTTTGGTCTGCACCAAAAAACATATTCTGCTTTGTAAAATCGACTTTTTCTCGATTGAATACTGTCTTTGCCATGTTAAATCCTACATTGTTCTTACTGTTAAGTATATATGACTTGTGCTATCTTGTCAAGAATTAAATTGCACAAGCCTCGCACATTTCGTCGTCTTCTGAACTAACAGTTGACACTGGAATAGATGCTTCTATCTTTTCTTCTTCAATTTCACTTGGATCAGTTTTATAATCGTAAGTGTTTTGATAGTAAGAAGTTTTCCATCCGTACTTATATGTATTCAATAAGTCCTGTAGCATCACAGACATTGGAACTTCGTTGTCTTGATACTGTGTAGGGTTATAAGACCAGTTACCGCTAATGGCTTGATCAAAGAACTTTTGCATTACTGCGACAATATTGATGTAACCTTCGTTGCTAGGCATGTCCCACAACAAGGTGTAGTGCGACTTAAGGCTTTGATATTGTGGAACAATCTGTTTAAGGGGTCCTTTTTTGCTCTTTTTAACGGACAAGTATCCTCTAGGTGGTTCGATTCCGTTTGTTGCGTTCGACACAACGGAACTGCTCTCCGATGGCATTTGTGCGGACAGAGTGCTGTGCCTGAGTCCGTGTTCCTTAATGCTGTTTCGAAGACTAGTCCAATCATAGTTTAAATTATTTGCTACAATATTATCAACATCTTTCTTATACGTGTCGATAGGCAAAATTCCATCACTGTATTTAGTGCGATCAAATGCGTCACATGCGCCACGTTCTTGTGCAAGATTGTTTGATGCTTTTAACAAATAATACTGGAATGCTTCTGTTAAATCATGTACTAGTTTCCATGCTTCAGCATCAGCATAGTTAACTCTGTTCTTAGCAAGATAGTGTGCAAGTCCAATGTAGCCAATACCTAATGAACGGCGTGCCTTAGTACTAATCTCTGCTGCCTTAATCGGATAACGTTGATAATCAATAATTTCTTCTAATGCTCTTACTGCTAGATCACATAGTTCTTCTAAATCATCTAGTTGTCGGATAACACCTACGTTAATAGCACTTAAAATACATAGTGCAATTTCACCATCTTCATCATCAATATGCTGTAGTGGCTTAGTTGGTAGTGTAATTTCTTGACACAAGTTGCTCATATAAACAGTATCTTTGAATGAACTATGTGTATTACAATGGTCAACGTTCATAATGTAAATGCGTCCTGTTTCTGCACGTTCTTTGATTAGTGCTGAGAAAAGTTCCATTGCATCAATTTTCTTTTTCTTAATACTTGTTTTACGCTCGTACATTTCGTATAGTTCTTTGAATGCATCTGAGTCACCAAAGTATGCTTCATAAAGTCCAGGCACATCATGTGGCGAGAAAAGAGTTATTTCTCCACCGGATAACAACCTTTCATACATTGTTTTGTTTAATTGAATGCTATAGTCTAACTTACGTACACGATTGTCTTCTGTGCCTTTGTTATTTTTTAGCACAAGGATGTCTTCAATCTCTTGGTGCCAAAACGGAAAGTGTGTTGTAGCACTGCCGCCACGTACTCCATTCTGTGTACAACAACGAACAGTTGCTTCAAACTTTTTAAGGAACGGAATAATACCTGTGTGTGCTACTTCTCCACCTCTGATTTTTGAATTGACGCCGCGGATTCTTCCTGCGTTAATACCAATGCCTGCTCTTTGCGCTGTGTAACGCCCGATCGACATATCCGAGGCAAAAATGGAATCAAGGGTATCATCGCTATCAACAAGCACACACGAAGCGAACTGTCTAACAGGCGTACGGACACCGGCCATGACTGGCGTTGGGATATTGATTTTAAAAAGGGAGGTCGCATCATAATATCTCCTTACATAGTGCATTCTATCTTCTTTTGGATATTTTGCAAACAATGTAGCCGCAATCATCATGTACATGAACTGAGGAGTTTCAAATATTTCTCCACTGCTTCTGTCTTGACAGAGGTACTTGTCTACAACCTGACGCAGACCTGCGTAGGTAAAGTTTTCATCACGCTTGTGGTGGATATAACTGTCTAAACGTTCAATTTCTTCTTCACTATACAACTCAAGAATTTCAGGATCATAAACGCCACGTTCGATATTCTTAGTAATCATTTCACGCAACGAAATAGGTTCGTATTCGCCAAATACTTGCTTGTTAGTTCCGTATGATAACAAACGTGCCGCTGCAAACTGATAGTTTGGATTGTCTAAAGAAATAAGATCGTTTGCAGAACGGATCATAATTTCTTGTATTTCTGCACTACTCATACCGTCGTAAAACTGTAGATTTGCATTCATTTCAATTTGAGAGCTACTTACTCCCGCTAAACCTTCACAAGCATGCATTACTACTTTGTGAATTTTATCGATGTTGATAGGTTCCCTTGAACCATCACGTTTTACGATCATAGTACCATTAGACATTATATTCCTTCCTTCTTATAATTGTTGATGTGGTATTTATTGGAGTGCGGGCATTGTATGCTCAAATTGCGAATAAAGGGTAACAGGCAATTTGTTTCTAAATACATAAGTGTCTCCGTGATATCCGATTACTTTGTCGTCAACATATAACAAATAATATGTTGCTGACTTTTCTTTGTCATATGCTGTATGTATCTCATAGGTTGACTGGGATAAGCAGTCTGTTAATTGCAAGGTGTAACAGATTGCTAAAATCTTAACAAACTCGCAGTAAATATTTTCTTGGACAATCTCCCAAGGAGTTGGCCAGGCGCTAGGTGTAAACGGATCGGCCGCTATACTCGTAAGAGGTGCCTTGTTATAGAAGTCAATCGTGTCTTGAATAGGATCTTCAGAAGTTTCTAATCCTTCACGGAACTGGTGCCAGATTAATAATCTATCTTCATATTTTTTATCAAACATTAATTATGACTTGTATTTTACCGTATATGTTAATGTAGCATCATCACCACTAGTTGAGTTTAACATCATAATGGCTACTGTGTCAACTGATAAATCACTATTTTCGTCATAATTGTCTGCTTGGAACACTAGGCTTTCTTGATAGGCGCCGTCACCTAAAAATTCATATTCATCTGAAAGAACATGAAGATCATTTACAGGATCAACAGCAACTTTTAATGTACCACTGCGCATTGCCAAAACAGTATTACTTTTATAGATATAATCTATTTCGTAACCTTTGCCGTTGTCTGCTGCTGGTAATCTAAACAGTTTAACTGGAGTTCCTGATTCACCAATACTAATAGTATGAGGAGTTGATAATTGTGCAATTATGTCTCCTTTTACTTCAGGATTGTATGGAATATTTACAAGATAAGCAGCGTTATATCCTAGTAGTTCTGCACGTCGGAAATAATCTCCAATAGAAGTACATCCTTGATCATCATACTGTATAATTGGAGCATCATTTAAATCATCTGATCCGCCGTTGTTACCAACATTAAAGAACTTGTTCGATTCGCTCGAGTTGTTCGGACCTGCCAGAACTTGTATTCCTTGTTGTTCAATATCATCAAATATTGAATGTGCTATAGTGTTTTTAGTTGGTCCTGATAATTGACCTCCTGTTCCAAGAACAGTGTCATTACCAAATACAAAACCTTTGTTCAAAGTTTCAAATCTACAATGATCCCAACTATTTTCTCTGATGTCCCAATCACTCCAAACAGCATAAGACTTTTGTTTTACAAATACATTTTTAAATGTGTTATTCTGGCAAGTTACCGCTGTGCTTAGACTGTTTAGTCTAATGCCCATTGAGTCTGTTGTTACTGCATTTCCTAATGCCCAACTTCCTTCTATGACAATATCTTCAAAGTGGCTATCTTTGCAACTTTGTAAAACTATTCCGGTATAAGCACCACTAATGGTTATTCCACTAATTGAAATATTTCTTGCTTGATTGAGTGTTGTACTTACAGCATCGCTTGCGGGTGCTTCTGGTAAACTTGTTTCGTTTACAGTTTGGAACGCAACATGACTTCCATGATTAATAATTGTTTTATCAGATCCTGCGCCTCGGATTGTAGCAAAAGGAGGAATATATATTGTACTAGATATTGTGTACTCACCTGGCTCAAATATTAATTCAACTCTTGAACCTGGTGTTCCTTTTGTGGCTGCACTTAGATACAAACTGTCAATAGCACGTTGTATTGCTTGCGTTTGATCTGTTCCATCACCCGGAGCACCGAATGCTCTTATACTTACTCTGTCGTCTAGTCTTGCTTGTAGTGTTCTAAGAACTGGGTCGTTTATACTTTGACCTGTTTGTAGAGAACCATTTTTGTATTCGTAAGTATTTGCAAATTCAAATAAATTATCGTGTTCACTTAATAATTTAGTATTACCAACATATGGCGCACCTTCTGATACTGCACCATTACCTATGAATAATTCTTGTGAATCAACAGCCCAACCAAACTCTCCCGATGCCAATTGTGGTAGGCCGGGAGCAGTGTTCTTCTTGCCTCTTCTGATTTGAATTCGTGAAATCTGTACGACAGCCACTGTAATCTCCTACATTCTTATAATGTATTTATTAAAGATTGAACACTAGCGTTACTCTGTCATTAGATTTATTTGGAATGACTTCGTGGTGTAGCCAAGATTCCCACATAATAAAATCGCCTGCACTAGGATTAAAGTTAAAACTGGATACATTATTCTCTGTTTCTCTTTTTACAGGCATAACTCTTGTATCTCTCCAAGGACGAGGATCATAAAATTGTATAGGACTTGAGCCTTCTGGCATGTTTAAATAAAAAACACCACTAAGAATAGCACCCGGATGGCAATGTCTACCATGGCTATCGCCATTATTCATTTGGCTTGTAAACACTTGTGGCTCAAATTGTATTACATTAGTGTCGTAACCTAAATCATTTAAAAACTGTTTAGCCACACTTTTAACATAGGTTACAAACTTTTCCATTTGTGGTAATTGTTCTATTCCTTGCCCAGGAGTATACGTATTTTTATAGTCCCATTTATTTGTAACAAATGATTCGTCGTTTAATATATCACGACAAACTGGCAGCATTTCGTCTGCTAAGGGTTTATTGTTTAAATGTATTAGAGGTGTTGCAAAGTGGTAAGATGTTTCATATCTATGCATGTTTATCATAATATTCGTACACCCTTTTCCACCATTCGCTTTCCCATTCAGCGAACTCGTCTGGCCAAATATCAAACTGCTGATATTCACCTGCTCTACTACACATAAACACATGACCTTCTCTTATATTAGTTCCATGCACTTCATTATGAGCAATAGCATATGCTGTTAATTGTAAGAAATAGTCAACCACCCATTCGGTTTTCTTAGGCTTATTGGTTTGCTTGAAGTCCATAATACAAGGTTCGCCCTTGTAAGTACCAACTAAGTCAGTTGTACCTGCATAAATGTTAGGAACATACAAGGGAACTTCTGACCCCCATATCTCGTCTACATGAACCATAGCGTTTTCTTTGATCTGGGTAGCCATCATATGTGCTTGTTGAGCATATGGATTACCGCCAGGTTGTGGCCATTCGCCTGTATCAATGTAGTCTTCAAGATACTTGTGCATCCGTGTGCCTACACCTGCTGCTTCGGTAGTAATTTCTTGTGCTTTCTTTTCGCCTACACGTTTACGCCATTCAATGAGATGGGTTTTGTCTTTGGTTGCGTCAAGAATAGTAGTAACACTTGCAACAGGAGGACCATCTCCTGGTGTTGCATATCTACGTTTACCGTTTGTTTCTACTCGTTGAAGTTTTTCGTAATTAAATTTGTTTGATATCAGGCTCATAGTTTATATAATACTATCTAAATCATTGATTGTCAAGTATTATTTTAACTTCCTAAGTCTGTAGCGTTCTTTGCCATCTTACCTACAGTGTCTGATGGACGACCTGGCTGTCCAGCACTTTTGACATCGTCAACTTCAGATTGCTTAAACTCAATTTTTTCTTTGTCAAAGTTTGTAATAATTGATTTTAAACGTGGATCTGCATCATATACTGCTTTGAGAACGTCATACGAAAATTCAGTGTTGTGGGTATTTCGCATGTACTTGTCAAGTTGTTTGACGCTGACACTTGCTTTGCCAGCATCTTTCAAATGTTTTAGTACACTAAAAAGAGGATCGTCTGCTTCAGTTAAACTTTTTTTTTGGTACGCTCTACAGATTCACGCTTTTCACGGCCCATTGGCTCTTCGCCTCCGGCTGCTGCGTCTGCTGCGCCCATGCCGTCATCTGCAGGTGCTTCTTCTGCGCCTGCTTCTGCATCAACTGTAGGTTCCATAGCAGGCTCTTCGGCTGGTACTTCATCACCCATTGCTTCTGGTGCTTCTGCTTCACCTGTTAGCATGCCAACGCCTTGTGTTAGAGTTTGACGTGTGCTTTCCATTGCTGCATACATTGCTTCTAGTGCAGGCTTAACTGTTGCTGTAAATGATTCGCTTTGAGCAGAGCCCATCTCATCGCGAATAGCATCAGCAAGCTCTAGCATGCTTTCTGTTTGCATTTCTGCTGTATCTTCCATCCAACCAGTAACACGGTCGACCATATCTTTCGCTGCCATTACAAGTTCAGCAGCATCTTCTGCGCCTTCTGTAACTTGTACTGCTTCGTCGATAGCGTCAACGATGTTGTCATCACGTTCTTCTATTGCTGCGTTTAGCACATCTAAGAACAATTTGTTTTTAGCGTAATCTTCTTTCTGTACGCTGTCAAAACTTTCTGTTGTTTCAACATTAAATACTTTTGTACGTAGTTTGTTACGAACATCCATTAACTGTTCAGTTGTAAACTCGTCGATATTAATTTTAGCACCGAAACGTTTTGCAAGACTCTCATTAAGTGTCTTTGCTGTAACTGGTTTTGTAAATTCTCTAACTTGCATGGCTCTTCCTGTTATGCGTTTGTTTTATAAAGTATTTATCACGATAAGATAAAACGGTCTATTTTCTTTCTGACCTCAGAAGCCCTATGTTGGGCAATATCTAAACGTGTTTTTCTACTTTCTTTTATAAATTCATCTGTTGTTGTATTTATTGTATTTTCATAAAATATTGCATCATGATACCACTTGGATAGGTCATGTTCTAGTTCCATTAAATTATCAACACAACATTTACCTTTGGCTTTTGTTTTAGCAATAGCAAGGGCTGTTGATCTAAACTCTGTATAGGCTACCTGTTTGCCTGCTTTGCAGTCTATTACTAGATATCCGCGCTTGCCTTTGCGTACCATCATATGTTGGATACGCACACTGTTCTTAGTAACCACAGGAAAATAAGAGTCGGCAAGACCCTTATTAACAATATCTTCTAGTTCTTCAAGGAGTTTGTTGTTCATTGGGGACCACTATGATGTTGTTTTTATGGATTATTTTACTTACCAGGCTCTTCCTGATAAGACTGTTAATTATGAATTGATCTCTTTCACTAAATGATTCTAACATTGCCGGCTCAGTTATTCTTTCTAACAACTCAGTCTCTTCGTTTGAAGCATAGATAGTAAATGTAGATATTAGTTCATTAATCTTCATTGCTTAACCATAACTGCATCTCCAGGTTTGATTCCGCGTTCAATCTTACCAGATGTTTTTGTATCTAGTTCGAGTTTGCCCTGAGCGTTTGTTTTAATCATCCCTGGTTTATTTGGGTCCTTTGGCACAACGGTTTTGACATTTGATTTAGGATCAATTAAGACTGTTTCTTTTTCATCGTCTGACTGAATCTGTAACATACCTTGTTCTGCTATAATCTCATTAATCTTCATAGTCTTTTCCCTGCGCCTCTACGTTTCTTTGGCTTAATTACTCTGCGTCCAACATTAAGTTTTCTTAACTTTTGACTTGCTGGATTTGTTCTTTTTGTTCTAGCACTTTTAATACTAGGTGTTTTTCCCTTTTTACGTCTTGTTGACTTCATTTTAACACTTGCTTTTACATTAGCAGGTGCTGTACAAGTACTGGCCTTTGCAACAATACGTCCTTTGCGTGTTCCTGATGTACATCTGTATTTACGCACAACTTTGTTTCCGCTCTTACCAAAAATGGTTGTAACACCTTCTTCTAAACTTTCACATTGGCATGGCTCTGCATAGCAGTCCCCACATACCCATTCTGTGATAAGTTCACGAAGTTGCATTATTTTTTCCTAGAACCTTTGTTCATTGCTTGCACTCTACGTGAAGCGGGATTAATACGTTTCGTTCTTCTTGCTTTCCTAGCAAGACGTTTTCCTAATCTAGCCCTGGTTCTTTTCAAAGCCATTCTTGCTTTGATATTAGGTGCTGCAAAACATTGCTGCATCTTTGCAACAATGCGATTTTTTCTAGGACCAGAAGTGCAACGATACTTGCGAACAACTTTCTTTCCAGAACGTGCCCAAGTTTGTCCTTCTTCTAGTTCGATATTTTCGTCAATAAAAAACTCGCGTACTAACATATAGTTATTTATCGCGAGTAATTACATATTCATTAATATTACGACAATGGTGGATAATAGTCCTGCAATAATTGTGCCTGTTGCGCCAATTAGGACTTTGGTCATTGACTGTTGGCCGTGAACAATATCTTCATGTATATGTTCTACTTTTTTTTCAATTTTGCTTAGGCGACCCTCTAGTACCTCGTAACGCTGAGCGCAAAGGTCTACGTGTGCTTCTAGATTTTCTTTCTCTAACTGTGTTGTTGACACAAAATCTCTCCATTATACCCGTTCTCTGGGCAATTAGTAAACTCTTAGTTGGCCTAATGAATGGATGCCTAATAAAATGCCTTATACAGAAGTATTTATCTCTTGAATAATAATATTAGTCTTATCACCACTTGTTCGCATCACTGCTGGAATTATTTCAACAGTTTCGGTTAGTCCGGTAATAATAGGTATTAGATCAAAATCCCTCTGCATTGTATTTATATCTAAAGCACCTTCAAAGTCAATGTCAAACACATAAGTCCAAACACAATGTTCGCCTTCATAATCACCAAATCCTTTTAGTTTTTGTATTGAAGTTTTTGGCTCATCGACATATGTAGGATTAACACGTAATCCTATTGTGTTCAGTATAGTAAGATAGTTCTGTTGTTGACGCATTGCTGTACTATCATCGCCTTTGCGAGCTCTAGTTTCTGTTATATCAAACAACGTTTTAATACAAAATCGCATGTATTATTTACAGAGATAAAAAAAGGGCCCACGTAAATGTGAGCCCTTTGTGTGACGTTCCCGTCACGGTACCTAAGGTAGTTAGGATTGCTTATGGAGCAAGACCTAGCATTGTTGTTTGTAGAGTTACTGTTTCTGTTGCACCAGTTACATCACCAATTCTACGTGCTAGATCTGCTGCTGATGTGCTGTGTCCGTCAACAACCATTGCAATGCCGTCGCCGTCTGCTTCAAACATTAGTGCGCCTGATTCTTGAGCAATCTTCTCTAGAAGACCGCCAACACCTGTTGAAGGTGCGCCGCCTGCTAGTGTGCAGATGTAAATTGCTAGGTTTGCTGTGCTGTACAGTGTTGCGTCTACGTGACCTACACCGTTTGTTCTTGTGAATGCTGCCATTTTTATTCTCCTATTTCTCTAAATGGACAAAACGCCTTTCTCTTGCGTTTCATTGTATAGTATTTATCATTTTGAAGGAAAAATAGCTCTTAACGACCTTTTTTGGCTCTCTGATGCAGTGCTCTGAGCTGTTGTATATAGGCAGGACCGCCGGATACAATATCATCTATCATCTTAACTGTAGGCAAATAGGCTTGGTTCATTTGTCCACTTGTTGCTTTCCCATCTTTCATATTATTAAGGAATGCTTTTGTAAGTTGTAGATTCTTTGCACCAACTAGGTATCTGTATAGTGCAAAGTCTTGGGTTGCTGTGCTAATGTCTGGTGTGCTAATTGTTGGTTCTGAATCTTTTACAAAGGGTGTTTCTAGATCCTTAACTGCTGCAAACTTTTCAAAGTCTTCAATTATATCACTTGAACGTAGTTTAGCACGAACAGCATATATCAAACGTGTAACTACACGTTCTTTGTCTGCTTTTGTAAGTTTAGGATAATCTTGCAATCCTCTGCGGATCATTTTATAATCTGCATTAGTAATGTTTAAAGAACTTTCAATGCTTATAAACATTTTAGTTACTAGTGTAGGTTCTGCGCCTCGTCCAAGTGATTGGATGTGTCTGTTGATATCCATTATAGGAATCTTACGTTTGACAGCGTCAGCAATTTTTTTAGCAGCGCCAGGATCTTTTAGTTTGTCTTGGCTACCAACTAGGAAGTAAAGGAAGTTATACAAGTCTGTACCCATAATACGATAGTATTTGTAGAGTTCAAACCCGCTTGTTTTTTTACAATATCGTTCTACGTATCCTTTGAAATCAGGATACTGTCTCATTGTTTCGAGCGCCAACAAGGTTAGATACATGCGTTCTGCACAATCATTGTAGGTGAGTAAACGACTAGGACCATTGTCCTTGGTCATTCTTGCTTCACTGAGATCCTTGATGAACGCTAGTTCCATTACTTACCTCTTGCTGCTGCGTCTGCTTTTGCTGCCATTGTTGCATCATCGTCATCACGATCATCATCATCGTCTTCTGGTTCGTCTGATACATCAGCACCCTTTGCAACATCGCCTGACTTTTTAAGTTCCTGTTCACCATACTTCATTAGTTTCTGTAGCATCTCTTTGCTGATGCCTGTATCTTTTAATAGATCGCCAACACTTCTTGGACCGAATGGTGTATTGTAGCGTGTAAGTGCATCGCCGACCTTTGACATTATATTAGATAATGCATCGTCTTTGGTTGTTACTGCTCTATCCATTAACACACGACCAATTCCTGATAGTTTGCGACTAACTTCGCTGTTTTCGTAATTTCCTTCTTTTACAATTACTTCATTAATTTTCATTTTACTTCCTTAATTAGGTTGCCATCTTGTACGTGGTACAAGTTTAGTTTTACTTCCTAGTGCGACATAACCTTCGCCGCCTTTTTCGCCTTTGGTTGTTGCCTTAACGTCTGCATCAGCACTGTCTAATTGATCTATGATATTGTCTTTTGCAGTCATAATTTGTTTTACAAGTCCAAAGATAGCAGGCAGGGCTTTTGGGTTTTCGTCGTTCATTGCTGCTAGTTTTTCTTGTTGTCCTTGACTTACTTTGCTTGTTTTAAGCCAGTCAAAAAATCCTGTATCAAGGCTATCAAGTTGCTGAGCTTTGCTTTTTTGATTTACATAATTGTAGATTATTCCTGCCGGATTGCTTAATCCTGGTTGACCAGCAAGAAACTTATCTATTGCCTGTGCATTACCTTGGACTTGTTTTCTTATACTTTCAACTTCTTTTGTGTCTACTTTTGGTTGATGTGTAACATAGGTTTGTCCTAGCACTACAGCATCAATTGAGTTTAATTCTTTTACGTCTGAAATAGGTGTGCCTGATTTACTCCCGAACTCATCGTACTTTGTATGGACTACTACACCAACCTTTGACTTCGCTATGCGGCCACCGAGTTGGCTTTTGTCACTGACTGTATAAGTAACATGGTTCGGGGTAAACACTACAGACCCATCCGAGCTTGTAAATGGTTTACCCGGATGGTATAGTAGATCTCCATAGACATAACCACGGAAGTCTGGAGGTGTCGCTGCTTTCATAATGTTGAATATTTGACCCATATCATTGCCAAACTTTTCACGCCACGGTTCTTCTTCTGTGCCTTTGCCTGAGTTTTGAACAAAACGTGTTAAGTCATCTGAACTCGTACTTTTATTACGGCCCCAGCCATTCTTTCCTACAAGAACAAATGTACCGTCTGGTTCTCTACCCCAATAGATAGTAGGATTGCCGTCCCACTTAATAGCAACATCGCCTGAGTCGCTACCTAATTTGTTTAAAATATCTGCTGCTTCTAGCGCACCCTTAGATCCTTTTACAAACACAAGATCCTCAAGATGTTGATATTCTCTACCCACCTTGGCTGCTTCTGTTAATACTGTGCGGAACTCTGTAAATCTCATAACATTCTCACACTGTTGAGCATATTTCCGCTTAATTCTTTTATGCGGGCTAGTTGTTTATCTTCTAGTGTTGTGTACCCTGTTGATTCAGGCACTGTTTTACCTTCTTTTTCCATTGCTTCTTTCCAACCAGCAATGAGTTCTTCATAAGCAGGATCACCTTTTATCTTTGCAAGCATACTTTCTACAGTGTGCGTGTCTGCTTCAGTAGCACCTTTGCCTAATAGTATTACTGCAATATCTTTCCAGTTGTCAGCAACAACAGCATCTCCATTGTTTGGATCAACTACACCAAACTTAGGACTAAACTTAAGACCTCTGCCTCTTGCGATGCTAGATAATAATATAGCTCTGTCTTTTCCGCTCCACTGCTCTGTTCCGCCACGCTTTGCTCCACGTTGCAGATCTGGATTAGTTGTCATCATAAAATCAGTTTGCACAAATCCTTTGCCGCCTTGAATAGGAGCACGGAAATGTACTTGGTCGCCAGCATCGTGAATATAACCGCCTGTAAATGGTACTGCGTTTTTATCTCCAGTTTTAGCAATCATGTCCTTTTTGCTCATGTTCATGATTTGATCATCTGGAATGCCTTGCTTCTTGCACCAAGCGACAAGTTTTGCTTTTAATTCTTCTTTGCTTATTTTGTTTAGGTCAGTGTTTAGATCTAAGTCACCAGAACTATTCTTTTCAAATGTTCCATCGGGATCTACTTTCTTGCCTGTAGTACCTAGTAGGTCATCATCTACAAACTCTAAACCTACAATCTTTTCAATCGCAGCAACAGTAGGTCTTACTGCTGGTGTAGGAATACGCTGTGTTAACGGCCCTTCTGCTGTTTTAAAAACATTGCCGCCTTCATTCAATATCATTTCGTTTACTCTCAACTATTTTGTGCATACTTCTACGGAATTTGCGAGGATCGCCACTTTTAATGCTATTAATGAATCTTCGTTCAAGTTCACCTGCGGTTTCGCTGTCATAATGACTATGAATTCTTGTTAATAAATTGATAGCACTTTCAATAATATTGTTGGCTGTTGTATCTATTAACAAATCGTTATCTCTGTTACCATGTACAGAATTTAACTCTTCTAATATAGATCTTGTACGCTTTTTCATTATTCCTACTCCGTAATGTATTTAGCGTAACGATAAATATGAGTAGTATACATGACGGAGGGCAAAAATGTCAATATCAGAAATGAATTTCAAAGAAAGATCCTTGTTATTTGCAAAACTTGCTAGTATTGCATATAATAACGAAAAAGATGTTAAAAGTCAAGTAAAAAAACTTGGCTTCACTACTGTAGAGTTTTATAATAAAGATGGGGCGCAAGCATATCGTTTTATGAACAAGAATGATATTGTTATTGCTTGTAGAGGAACACAGCCAAGCGAATTTAATGATATCAAAGCAGACCTTAAAGCAATGCCAGTCATGGCTGAAACTATTTCAAGGGTGCATCAGGGTTTCAAAGCAGAAGTAGATGAACTTTGGCCAATGGTTGAAGAAGATATTCTGCGTAAACAAAATGTAGATAAAACACTTTGGTTTTGTGGACACTCGTTAGGAGCCGCAATGGCAACTATTATGGCAAGTCGTTGTAAACACAATATCGATCTAAACGATCCAATCGAACTGTACACTTACGGTTCGCCAAGGGTGGGATGGCGTGGATACTGTAACAGCCTAAACATTATACATCATCGTTGGGTTAACAACAATGATATTGTTACACGAGTTCCATTAAGAGTAATGGGTTATGTACACCATGGAACAGAACATTATATGAATGCATATGGTAATGTTCGTGCTATGACAACTTGGCAACGTATCAAAGACCGCTGGCGTGGCATGTGGATGGGCATCCAAAAAGGTTCTATCGACAATTTTTCAGATCACAGCATGGTCAACTATGTTGCTAATCTTGAGAAATACCTTTCCGAATAGATTCGTTATAGTCTAGTGCAGATTCAAGTAAACTCATTCTTGTGTCTGCACTAATCATTGCACTACGAACAGTTGCAAGAGTATCCTTAGGTAAGCAATGCCCTCCAAATCCTCGTTCTTCAGTTACATAACTGTGACTTTCACCTATACGTTCGTCTGCTGTAATTAACTTGCGAACACTTTCAAAGTCTAAGCCTTCGCCTTTGCAGTAATCATAAACTTGATTGAAAAAAGTTACCTTAGTTGCTAGGTAACTATTTCTTAATTGTTTCATAAGAATTAATTCTTCGGGTTTAGCAATATTAATATTAATTTTGCCTAGTGCTTTTAAAAATAGATCACTCCAGAAGTTGCAACTTTCACCTCCAAAGTAAAAATCTTTTTTAGTAACTGCATCTTCTTCCCAATGTGCTGCGCGAAGGAACTCCGGTGAAAACGTAATATCATTATTTGCACAAGTATCAGTAATAAGTCTCCAGCCTTCTGGAGAGATAGTGCTTTTGATTAGTATAGGTACATTTGGTGCTTCATCAATTACATCACACACATTTCTAACATTACAGTAGCCTTGTCTGTTGCTAGGAGTACTCACACAAATAATAACAGCATCAGCAAATTTAAAATTACCGTAGTGACCTTTGATAGGATCACTAATAATAATGTCGTGATAATCTTTTAATATAAGTTCGTGTGCTTTCCCTACAAAGCCGTATCCTGCTATTCCTATTTTCATATTACTATTATATCCAGTTAATAACACCTCTTACTGCTAGTAAGAAGTAAAAAAGTTCCATTAATGCTCTTGGAGTGTCTTTGTCTTTGTAACCCATGTAAATCCATATAAAGCAACTAAAACAAGATATAGTCCATCCTAACCATAAAATTGAAGCATTGTCACCACTTAAAATAAATGTGCCAATCATTGCTAGTACAAAGCCTATCCAACGCCATCCATCTATTTTTTTGTAGTATCTAATCTTCATTTTTTTCCTAATGCTCTCAGTATCATTTCTTGGTCGTGTTTTTTAAGATAATCTTCTTCAGTGTCTCCATAAGAACTGCATTTGTCTAGTTCTCGTTGTATAAAAAACAATAATTCGTAAAGTTCTCTTTTGCATCCCCAAGTGTTAAATCCATCTAGATAAGGATCTGTTGCCTTCAGAGATATCTTTCCTATTGCTCTACAAATATCTTGTACGTTCCAGTCTTTTATGTATCCCATGATTCCTTATTATTACATAACAATTATAATTTGTCAAGAGAAAAAAGCAGTGCCGTCGAACACTGCTTTTTATATTACAATCCCATAGGAATAATCACATAATGAATTAACAGCACGATTGCTAATGAAGCACTCAAACCTAT